CTAATCACCCTAAGAAATCACACATAGTTGTTGCCAAAGAAGGTGACAAGATAAAGACTATTAGGTTTGGTCAAAAAGGTGCTAAGACTGCTGGTAAACCTAAAGCAGGTGAATCAGCAAAAATGAAAGCAAAACGAAAGTCTTTTAAAGCTCGTCATGCTAAAAATATTAGAAAAGGAAAAATGTCAGCAGCTTATTGGGCTGATAGAGAAAAATGGTAAAAAAATACTTTAAAAAATTCCATAAACTTATGAAATGTGCAAGAATACAAAAAGTCGTTAAGACTTTTGTAAAGTAATATGCCACACCTAGGAGGAATAAAGTTTAAAGCCTTACACAAACAACACGGTAGACTCTCTATGAGAAGAAACCAAGGCAAACCCGGTAATGTTACTCGTGATGAGTTTAGCGATAACTGGGATAAAATCTTCGGTAAAAAGAAGAAAGGAGACGATGATGCCAACAAAAAAGACAACGACTAAAAAGAAGTCGACTGTTAATAAAGCCGGTAACTATACGAAGCCGACTATGCGTAAGAGGCTTTTTGAAAAGATTAAAGCTGGTACCAAGGGTGGTAAAGCCGGGCAATGGTCTGCTCGAAAAGCCCAGCTTCTTGCAAAAGAATACAAAGCTAAAGGTGGTGGTTATAAATAATGGCACTAAAAAAGTCACAAAGAAGTTTAAGGGCTTGGACCAAACAAAAATGGCGTACCAAGAGTGGTAAGAAATCGTCAGAAACAGGGGAAAGGTATCTCCCGGAGAAGGCTATTAAGGCACTCTCATCAGAAGAATACGCAAGAACAACAAGAAAAAAAAGAGCAGACACTAAAAAAGGAAAGCAACACAGTAAGCAACCAAAGAAAGTCGCAAGAAAAACAAGAGCTTACAGAAAAGTAAAATAATGTCTGACAAAATACCAGAAGGTTATATTAAGAAAAAAAGTGTAACTATACCTTTTGGTTACAAATTAAGTAGTATTGAAGGTTATCTAGAACCAATTGAATCAGAAATAACAGTACTAAATAAGTATGTTAAGTCTGTAATGAATGAAGAATATTCGTTACGAAAAGCAGCAGAACTTATTACAGAAGAAACAGGTAGGAAAATAAGCCATGTAGGATTATCTAAAATTGTACAAAAAACTCCAGAACCTGATAGAAAATATAAATACTCACCCGAGCAAAAAAGAAAACAAAAATTAGCTAGAGACAAAAAAGAACTAGCTAAAGCCAAAAAGAAACTTGCAGCTAAAGAAGCAAAGCTTAAAACAGAACAAGAAGTAATTAAAAAAGCTACAGAAAAAACTACAGATAATATAGTTACTACAAAAGAATTAGAACAAGTAGCTCCTAGCGTACAAGAAGTACTTAAAGACTCTAAGGTTATTTTTCATCCAAACGAAGGTCCACAGACAGACTTTCTTGCTGCTGATGAAAAAGATGTACTTTATGGTGGTGCTGCTGGTGGTGGTAAATCCTATGCTATGCTTGTTGACCCATTACGTTATGCTCACAAAAAAGCCCACAGAGCTTTAATACTAAGACGTTCTATGCCAGAGCTTAGAGAGATGATTGATAAGTCTCGTGAACTTTATCCCCAAGCATTTCCCGGTGCTAAGTTTCGTGAAGTTGAAAAGCTTTGGAACTTTCCTAGTGGAGCTAAAGTAGAATTTGGTTTCCTTGAAAGAGATGCAGATGTATACCGTTATCAAGGACAAGCCTATAGTTGGATTGGTTTTGATGAGATAACTCACTTACCAACAGAGTTTAGTTGGAACTATCTTGCATCACGTCTTAGAACAACTGACCCAGAAATAAAAACTTATTTACGTTGCACAGCTAACCCCGGTGGTGTTGGGTCTCATTGGGTAAAAAGAAGATACATAGAATCAAACGAATCTAATAAATCTTTTATAGGTAAAGATGGACTTACTAGAAAATTTATTCCTGCTAAACTAGCTGACAATCCTTATTTGTCTGAAGATGGTGTTTATGAACAAATGCTTAAATCTTTACCACCCACTCAAAGACAACAGCTTTTAGAAGGTAATTGGGATGTTGCAGAAGGTGCAGCATTTACAGAATTTGACCCTAAAGCACATGTTATTGCTCCTTTTGCCCTTCCTGTACACTGGGAAAGAGTAAAAGGTATTGACTACGGATATGCTTCTGAGAGTTGTTGTTTATGGGGAATAATGGATATGAACGACAATACTTTGATAATTTATAGAGAATTATACAAAAAAGGCTTGACAGGTGTCGAATTAGCTAGTATAATAACAGATATGGAAACAGAAGACCCTTTTTCGGTAAATGGGGTTTTAGATACAGCAGCTTGGGCAAATACAGGTACAACTGGTCCAACTGTAGGAGAAAGTTTAGTAAGGGCTGGTCATAAGTTAAGACGAGCTGATAAAAATAGAATACAAGGTAAAATACAAATACACGAGTATTTAAAAATTAGAGAAAATGGTAGACCTAAGTTACAGATATTTAATACATGTCCGAACTTAATAAGAGAATTACAGTCTATACCACTATCTAAAACTAATCCTGAAGATGTTGATACACATGCTTCAGACCACGCATATGATGCATTGCGTTATCTAATAATGAGCAGACCAAGAATGGAAAGCCCATTAGAAAGGATTAGAGGTTTAAAACGTGAAATGTACAGACCAGTAGATTCTACATTTGGATATTAATAGATGGCAGAACAAGATAATACATTTTTAAATGCTGATAACATCTACCAAGAAGTAGAAGGTGAGTCTGGTAAAACTTTAACACTACCTGATGACCAACGTAGAAATCTTATTGGTATTATTAAAGGTCGTTATGCTCAAGCAGAAGATGCTAGAGAAACAGATGAAAGAAGATGGTTACGGGCATATGAAAATTATAGAGGTTTATATGCTAAAAGTTTAAAGTTTAGAGAATCTGAAAAATCTAGAATATTTGTAAAAATAACCAAAACAAAAGTACTTGCTGCTTTTGGTCAACTTGTTGATGTTATTTTTGGTACAGGTAAATTTCCAATAGGAATTGCTGAAACTAAAGTACCTGAAGGCGAAACAGACTATGCACATCTTGATGTTTCAAATCCTACACCGGGTTTAGAAACTACAGAAGGTGAAGTACCAGATGACATTGGTAATAGAATAGAAGAAACAACTAATCCTTATGATGTTGGTTACGAAGGTGATGGTAAAGTTTTAAAAGCAGGAGCTACTTTTTATAATGGAGTTTTTGAAGAAAGCTTAGAAGACCAAGCAAAAAATGCAGGAATATTAACAGACGGAGTAAGTTATAACCCACAAGAGTTAGAGTTATCTCCTGCACAAAGAGCTGCAAGAAGAATGGAAAAACTTATCCATGACCAAATAGAAGAATCAAATGGTAACTCAGAAATAAGAAATGCTCTTTTAGAATCTGCTTTGCTAGGCACAGGGATTATAAAAGGACCATTTAATTTTAATAAGAAACTTCACAAGTGGGACACAGACGAAGAAGGTAATAGAACTTATAACCCATTAGAAGTTAGAGTACCTAGAATAGAATTTGTAAGTTGTTGGGATTTTTACCCAGACCCTAACGCAACTAACATGGATGAATGTGAATACATTATTCATAGACATAAAATGAATAGAAGTCAACTTAGACAGTTGCGTAATATGCCTTACTTTGATGACGATGCAATTAGAACTTGTATTCAATTAGGTCCTAATTATATTGAAAAAGATTTTGAATCTTCTTTAAAAGATGATGCAAGAAGTGATGAAGCTTACGATAATAGCTTTGAAGTTATTGAGTATTGGGGAATCATGGATGCAGAATATGCTAGAGAAGTAGGTATTGACTTACCTGAAAGTGTTGATGATTTAGATGAAGTACAAGTAAATGTATGGATATGTGGAGACCAAGTATTAAGAGCTGTTATAAATCCATTTACTCCATACAGAATACCATATCATTCTTTCCCATATGAAAGAAATCCATATAACTTTTTTGGTATTGGCGTAGCAGAAAATATGGATGACAGTCAACAGATTATGAACGGTCATGCAAGAATGGCTGTAGATAATTTAGCAATGGCTGGTTCTTTGGTATTTGATGTAGATGAGTCTGCTTTAGTTGGTGGACAATCAATGGAAATATATCCGGGTAAGATATTCAGAAGACAAGCTGGAATGCCGGGACAAGCTATACATGGTTTAAAGTTTCCTAATACAGCACCAGAAAACATGATGATGTTTGATAAGTTTAGACAACTTGCAGATGAGCAAACAGGTATACCTAGTTACTCACACGGACAAACAGGTGTTCAAAGTATGACAAGGACTGCTTCTGGTATGTCTATGTTACTTGGAGCATCAAGTTTAAATATTAAAACAGTCATTAAAAATCTTGATGACTTTTTATTAAAACCACTAGGAGAATCTTATTTCCAGTGGAACATGCAGTTCTTAGAGGATGAGTTGGATGTAAAAGGTGATTTAGAAGTTAAAGCTACTGGTACAAATAGCTTGATGCAAAAAGAAGTACGTTCTCAAAGATTGACAATGTTCTTACAAACTGCACAAAGTCCTGCTATTGCACCATTTGTTAAGATTTCTAAACTCGTAAGTGAACTTGCTTATAGCTTAGATTTAGACCCTGATGAAATACTCAATGACCCTGAAGAAGCAGCTATAATGGCACAAATAATAGGAATGCAAAATGCTGGACAAACGATTGGCGAGGAGGCTCAACCTATTGACGGGCAACCCGGAGCTATGGGAGGCATTCAAGGAACACCTCAACAACCTCAAGAACTTGGACCTACAGGCACTGGTGGTGGCAACATCGGAACAGGAAATGTTCCGGTTGCAGGGGAAAGTGAATTCTCTGGTACGCCTAGAGCAGTTGGACCTACAGGTTAAAGAAGCAATTACTAGAAAAGAGGAGATATAGTATGTTAGATTTATTAGATACAATTATGAAAATAGTAGGCGTAGTGCCTTGGGTAATTTCAATTTGCTCAATGATAGCTGCATTAACACCTACACCACTTGATGATAATTTAATTGGTAAAGCTTATAAAATTATTGATTGGTTTGCTATTAATATAGGTAGAGCCAAGGAGAAATAAAATGTTACAAGATGACAACGAAATAAGAATAAAATATAAAGACGGAGAAGAAGTTAAACTTCCTAATAAAGGATTAGAAGCTTTAAAAAAAGAAGCTCCAGAAGTTGTCGAAAGAATGGGTTATCAAGAAGGTGGGTCTATGGATGACCAAATGATGATGGTTATGACACCACCAATGGAATCTGAAATGGAATCAGACGATGACATGGAAGATAACTACACAAGATTTATTATGGATGAAGCATTAAGTGAAGAAGAAGAAGAAATGCTTATGTCCAAACTAGAACAAGATGAGGAACTTGCTATGATATTTGATAAAGTCATAGATGTTGCTCAAGAATTTGCTGGGTCCGGTCCTGTTGAAGGTCCGGGTTCAGGAGTCTCTGACAGCATACCCGCAAGGTTATCTGATGGAGAATTTGTCTTTACTGCAAAAGCTGTAGAAGAAATCGGAGCTGATAATTTAATGTCAATGATGAAAGAAGCTGAAGCTGCTGCAGATGAAAGACAACCAGCCCAAATGGGAGGTCCTATAATGGAAGAAGATAATAAAGGTTCTATTTTAGATGTCCGAAAAGATATCGAAGAAGAAGAACAACCTGATTATACAAGTCCTTTAGAACAACCACCTATATTTGGGTCTGGACTTAAACGATAAAGCCACCCGAAGATATTCGGCACTTTATTTTATATTAACCCGAAAGGCTACCTTTACAAGAACAAGCCCTGCACAGTCGACACCCGCAGCTACCTTGTTAAACGAAGCCCTGAGTAAGGAGAAAGAAAATGACTAATAAAGTCCAAGCAGAGGATACGCCAAATCCTTATAATGCAAAAAAAGAATGGCACACAGAAGATAAACCTTTTGTATCATCAGAATCTTTGTATTTTGAAGAGCCTTCAAACAAGTTATTTAAAAGTGACGATGTTACTGAAATAAATGATGAAGGAAGTGTAAATACTGAAGAACTGGAATCTAAAAAGGATGTACCTTATAAGAGACCAGATTATAAAAAAAGATATGATGATTTAAAAAGACATTATGATGCGAAACTTAATGAGTTTAAAAGTAGAGAACAGGAACTTATAGACGAAGCTACTAAAAATAGAACAGAATATAAAGCTCCTAAATCTCCAGAAGAACTCGAAGAATTTAAGAATCAATATCCTGATGTTTACGAAGTTGTAGAAACAGTTGCTCATCTACAATCGGAGACTAAAGCAAAAGTTCTAGAAGAACGCCTTAGTAAACTCCAAGAAAGAGAACAACAGTTAATACGACAAGATGCAGAAAAAAGGTTAATGGAAAAACATCCTGATTTTGAAGATATCAGAAACAGTGAAGATTTCCATGGTTGGGCAAAAGAGCAGCCACAGTCTATTCAAAATTGGATATACTCAAATGCTGATGATGCTGACCTAGCTTCACGTGCTTTAGATTTGTTTAAAAAAGATTTTGGCATTGAACCTACAAAGATTAAGTCATTTTCTAAACAGACTAAAAAATCTGCTGCTGATATGGTTTCTACAAAAACAACAAGCGTAGAACCTAAACAACAAAAGGTTTGGTCTGAAAGGGAGATTGCTGCCATGAGTGTTGCAGAATTTGATAAGTACGAAAAGGAAATATCAGATGCAATGCAAGAAGGCAGAATCACAAAGTAAACTATATTAACTACAAGGAGAATGTATCATGGCTCAATATTTTGAACCTTCACCGGATACCGGTGCTAACTTTGCTAACTCCGTAAGTGGACAAGCTAATAGTTTCTTCCTACCTTCCGTTTACTCTAAAAAGGTTTTAAACTTCTTTAGAAAATCTTCGGTTGTAGAAGCTATTACTAACACCGACTATGCCGGTGAGATTTCTGCCTACGGAGACTCAGTAAAAATCATTAAAGAACCAGTAATCTCTGTCTCTGATTATACCAGAGGTAGCGACACTACTGCAACTAAACTAACTGACCAAGAACTAACATTAGTTGTTGACAGTGCTAAAGCTTTCAAATTCATCGTAGATGATATTGAAACAAATATGTCACATGTAAACTTTAAAGAAGTAGCTAGTTCATCTGCTGCTTATGCTTTAAGAGATTCATATGATGCTGCTGTTATCGCAACTATGTTCTCAGGAGTATCAGCTACTGGACCTGACCACGTGTTAGGTACTGACAATGCTACTGACTTAGCTGCTGGAACTTTTGACGGTACTGGTAACTTGGACATTGGTTTTGGTACTAACGAGCATGACCCAATAGACGTTATGGCTAGAATGGCAAGACTATTAGACGAGGAAAATGTTCCTGAAGAAGGAAGATGGTTCGTTGCTGGTCCTGACTTCTACGAAGTTCTAGGTCAAGCTTCTTCTAAATTGTTATCTGTAGACTTCAACGCAGGTCAAGGTTCAATTAGAAACGGTTTAGTATCTAGTGGAAAACTAAGAGGATTTGATATGTACAAGTCTAACAACATTGCTGCAACAACTGCTGCTGCTGGTAAATGTTTAGCTGGTCATATCTCATCTACTGCAACTGCTAACACAATCCTTTCAACAGAAGTCATAAGAGACCCAAGTTCTTTTGGTGACATCGTTAGAGGTCTTCATGTCTATGGAGCTAAAGTTCTTAGACCTGAAGCATTAGTAAGTGCTTTCTACGGTATTGATTAAGAATAATCATTTGGGGGAGTCTTAGGACTCCTCCTTTTTTAGAGGAATAAAATGGAATACGAAAACATGACAGGAAATCCTAAACCAAGCGGAAATATTTCTTATTACAAATCTTTAAAAGAAAAAGAAGAAATGTGTAAAGAAATGGCTGGATACAATGACAGCTTAAAAGAGGGATACTATAACGAAAAAAATAAAGTGGAGAAATAAAATGCCAGGACCATTAGTAATACCAGTATTAACTACCGTAGGAAGATATGCGGTAAAACACGGTGCAAAAAAAGCAATACAAAAATACGGAGACGATGCAGTTAAAGCTGCAATGAAAGAAAAAAACTTAAAGACTGTAGGTGATAAAGTTATTAAAAAAAGAATGACAGAAGCTCAAAGAAAAGCACAATCTGCAGATTTTAACAAAGGATTAGCTCAAGCTCAAAGAGATAAAAGAGGACCTTCAAATAAAGAGTTTTTTGATAGAGTTGAAAAAGACTTTGCTAAACAAATGAGAATTGATAAAGTAAAAGCAGAAAACATGGCTGCTGCAAAAAAACCTATGAAAAATGGTGGTAAAGCAACACGTTCTTTATATAGTAAAGGCGGGTATGCTAAAGCAATGCATGTTCAAAAACCTAACTAAAAATGAAAGTTAAAGCACCCAAAGGTTATCACTGGATGAAGTCCGGTAAAACCTATAAATTAATGAAACATTCAGGTAAGTTTGTTAAACATAAAGGTGCAAGTTTAACAGCTAATTTTGAAATTCAAAAGGTACATAAAAAATAATGGCTACTACATATCTAGATTTAACTAACGAAGTATTAAGAGAACTTAATGAACTTCCTTTAACATCTGCAAACTTTACAAACGCTACAGGGTTTCAAAAGTTTGTAAAAGATACTGTTAATAAATCTATATTTGATATAGCTAACGAAGAACCTCAATTACCTTTCTTTTCTGCTGGAGTTAGTGGAGCTACTGACCCTTTTTATGGGAATGTAAC